ATACGTTGGGTATAGTTGTATTTCAATAGATAAAGATAAAACCCAAGTTGAATCATTAAAAATGATTCATCATAAATTTGGGGATGTGTTTGATTTAACATTTGCAAATGGTGGAGATCAAACAAATAAAACCATACCAGAAAGCTTGGTTTGTAATGAATTAGGTATTACATTGGTAGATGGATTAGGAGATAAAATCCAAAGTAGTAGTTGGTTATTAAAAAAATAATATGAAAATAGGTTTATGTGGTACAATGAGTGTAGGTAAAACTACATTAGTAAATGCTTTAAAAGAATTAGATCAATTTAAAAACTATAATTTTGCTACTGAACGTAGTAAATATTTAAGTGATCTGGGTATTCCATTAAATACAGACTCAACTTTAAAAGGTCAAACTGTATTTTTAGCAGAACGTTGTGCTGAACTAATGCATAAAGACATCATCACAGATAGAACTATTATTGATGTTATGGCGTTCACTATGAATGCTAAATCTATTGATTATAAAGATAAAGAAGCATTTGAACAATATGCTATTGAGTTTTTAAGAGAATATGATTTTGTATTTTATATTTCTCCTGAAGGTATCCCTATTGAAGATAATGGAGTTCGTGAAACAGATGAATATTATAGGGATGTAATTGATTTTAGTATTACTACACTTATTAAAAGATATAGTCATAGAATGGATAATATTGAAGTAATTAAGGGTAATACAGAAGAACGTATAGAACAAATATTAAAGTTTGTAGGTCTTTAACATATTTATAATAAAACTCTACTATAATGAAAAAATCTGAATTAAAAGATTATATCAAAGAACAAATTATCTCTACCCTATCTGAGGATACTGAGGCAGAAATTGAAAAAACTAAAGAACTTAAGGCAGCTATAGATGATTTAGCTAAAGCTAAAAAAGAAGCAGGTTTAAGTGAAGAAGAAGATGCACCCGCAGGTGATACTGAAGTAGAAAAATCAGCTTCTAAAGAAGATATTATAGTTAAAGACTATAATAGACTAAGAAAAGAATTAAAAACACACCTTGAAATGTATAAAGATGCTGAAGGTGATCAAGCGAAAGAAGCAGCACTAAAAATGATGAAAAAAATATCTCAAAGTGCTGAGTATATAGATGCTAAAGAAAAATACGAAAAGTTAAAAAAAATTAAATAATAAGAATGTGGTTAAAACGTAATTTACCAACATTAGTTATAATAGGTGCTTGCATAATAGTCTTTACATTTTTTGATAAAAAAGAAAGTTATGTTAAAGTATATGACGCTCAAATAGAAGCATTAGAAGCAAAAGTAGATTCATTACACGCTAAAAATGATTCTTTAGTTATAAAAGCAGATTCACTAGGTCTAAAACTAATAGAATCAGATAAAAGAATAGAAAAACTTAATACTAAAATATATGTTATCAAAAAAGAAACTAAAAGACAACTTAATGCTGTCAATAATTTTAGTGATGATGAGCTGGAGCAGTTTTTCACAAATAGATATCAACAGTCAGATTCAATTAACTAAACCTATTGCTAAATTAGTTATAAAAGATTTAATCCAATATGATGGCTTATCAGAAGAAATGATAACCCTCAAATCTATTATAGATGAAACCAACATTAGATTAAATATACAAACGGAATTAGTTTCTAACTTAAACTCCCAACTTACAAACTATCAAAATATAATTGCTAAAAAAGATGAGCAATTTACAACCCAAAAAGAATTAGCAAATCGATTACAACAAGACCTTAAAAAACAAAGGTTAAAAACAAAATTAATGGGTGGTGCTGGTTTACTTTTAGCAGTCGCTGTAGCCTCTATACTAAACTAATGTCTGATTTTAAATTAGTTATAAAACAAGAATACCTTAGGTGTAAAAAGGATCCTGTCCATTTTATGCGTAAATACTGCTACATCCAACATCCTCAACGTGGTCGTATACAATTTAATTTATACCCATTCCAAGAAAAAGTATTAACGTTAATGCGTGATAATCCATATTCGATTATCCTAAAATCTAGACAGCTAGGTATATCTACATTATCCGCAGGATATTCTTTATGGTTAATGATTTTCCATAAAGACAAAAACATACTTTGTATCGCTACAAAACAGGAAACAGCTAAAAATATGGTTACAAAGGTAAAATTTATGTATGAAAATTTACCTTCATGGCTTAAAATAGATGCTGAAGAAAATAATAAATTAACATTACGATTAACAAATGGTTCTCAAATCAAAGCAACATCAGCGAGTTCAGATGCAGGTAGATCCGAAGCAGTATCTTTGCTATTAATTGATGAGGCTGCTTTTATTGATAATATTGGTGAAATATGGGCATCAGCTCAACAAACATTAGCTACTGGAGGTGGATGTATAGCATTATCCACACCTTATGGTACGGGTAATTGGTTTCACCAAACTTGGGCTAGAGCTGAGGCAGCGGAAAATGATTTTTTACCCATTAAATTACCTTGGTACGTCCATCCAGAACGAGATCAAACATGGAGAGATAAACAAGATGAATTATTAGGTGATCCTAGAATGGCAGCACAAGAGTGTGATTGTGATTTTTCCACCTCTGGTGATATTGTATTTTACCCTGAGTATATAGAATATTATGAAAAAACTTATGTAAAAGAACCTTTAGAAAAACGAGGAGCTGATCAAAATTTATGGGTTTGGGAATCACCCGATTATAGTAGAGATTATATGGTTGTAGCTGATGTAGCTAGAGGCGATGGAAAAGATTACTCAGCATGTCATGTTATTGATATAGAAAATAATGTACAAGTAGCTGAATATAAAGGACAAATTGGTACTAAAGAATATGGTCATTTATTAGTAGGATTAGCTACAGAGTATAATGAGGCATTATTAGTAGTAGAGAATGCTAATATAGGATGGGCTACTTTACAAGTATGTATTGATAGATCTTATCCTAATTTGTATTATTCTCCCAAAAGTGAAAATAATGCTAATTCATATTTTGAAAAATATATGGATACATCTAAAATGACAGCTGGATTTACAATGTCATCTAGAACAAGACCTATGGTTATAGGTAAATTTCAAGAGTATATTGGCGATAAAGGGGTTACTTTCCAATCCAAAAGGTTAGTAGAAGAAATGAGAGTATTTGTTTGGAAAAATGGAAGAGGAGAGGCTCAACAAGGCTATAATGATGATTTGGTTATGGCTTTTGGAATAGCAATGTATATTAGAGACACAGCTTTAAAATACAAACAACGAGGAATAGATATAACAAGAAACGCTTTAAATAATATAACAGTAAACCGAACTCAATATCAAGGTGGTTACTTCTCAAAAGGAACAGATAACCCTTACCATATAGACACAGATAAAGGTAAAGAAGATATTGGTTGGTTATTTAAATAATATTTATAATAATAATAATTATATAATGGCAGATAAAGGCTTATTTAGTAGACTACAAAGATTATTTTCAACTGACGTAATTATACGTAATGCTGGAGGAGATCAAATAAAGGTAATTGATAGTAATACTATTCAATCAAGTGGGGAATTACAAACTAATTCACTAATAGATAGATATAACAGGATTTTTTCTACAAGTCCATCTTCACTATATGGTTCTCAATTTAACTTCAACTATCAGTATCTTAGACCACAATTATATTCAGAATATGATGTAATGGATCAAGATGCTATTATTGCTTCTGCTTTAGATATCATTGCTGATGAATCTACTTTAAAGAATGATATGGGTGAGGTATTATCTATCCGTTCTTCAAATGAAGATATTCAAAAAATATTATATAATTTATTTTACGACGTATTAAATATTGAATTTAATTTATGGTCATGGGTTAGACAAATGGCTAAGTATGGGGACTTTTTCTTAAAATTAGAAATTGCTGAAAAATTTGGTGTATACAATGTTATCCCTTACACAGCATACCATATCGAAAGACAAGAAGGCTACAATGCAGAAAATCCATCTGAAATCCGTTACAGATACTCACCAGATGGTTTGGTAAACACCAACTCAGGAATGTATAAAGTGCCAGGCCAACCAGGTACAGATAACTCCCCAGGTGTTTTCTTTGACAATTATGAAATGGCTCATTTTAGATTAATTGGTGATACTAATTATCTCCCCTATGGTCGTTCTTACATTGAACCAGGTCGTAAGTTATTTAAACAATATACGTTAATGGAAGACGCAATGTTAATCCATAGAATTGCACGTGCTCCAGAAAAACGTATTTTTTATATGAATGTTGGGTCTATTCCTCCAAATGAAATAGATTCATTTATGCAAAAAACTATTTCAAATATGAAACGTACTCCCCACATAGACCAAAAAACAGGTGAGTATAATTTAAAGTATAATATGCAAAACATGATGGAGGATTTTTACATCCCAGTTCGTGGTAATGATACTACAACAAAAATTGATACTACAAAAGGTTTAGATTATGATGGTATCCAAGATGTTGAATATTTAAGAGATAAATTATTTGCAGCACTTAAAGTACCAAAAGCTTTTTTAGGGTATGATGAAAATATAGAAGGTAAAGCAACATTGGCTGCTGAAGATATTAGATTTGCTCGTACAATTGAAAGAATCCAAAGAATATTAGTTTCTGAACTTAATAAAATTGCACTTGTACATTTATATTCTCAAGGATATAGAGATGAAGCTCTAACTAATTTTGAGTTATCAATGCAAACACCATCAATTATATTTGAACAGGAGAAAATTGAATTAATGAAATCTAAAACTGAATTAGCAACTTCATTATTAGAAAACAATCTATTACCTACAGATTGGATATATGATAATATTTTCCATTTATCC